CCCAAATGGACATAAGGAGAGTGACATGCCTAAAGGTAAAGGAACATACGGATCAAAGGTTGGCAGACCAAAGAAAAAGAAAAAAGGTGGAAAGAAGAAAAAATCAATGGGAGGCTTAACAGCAGCTCAAAAGAAACTACCTAAAGCTTTACAAGCAGCTATCTTGAAGAAGAAAAGAAAGAAGAAGTAATGGCTGTTCGTAGAAGAAAAGCAGTTAAGAAAAAGCCTGTGCCTACAAACCCTAAACTATATGCTAGGGTTAAGGCGCAAGCTAAACGAAAGTTTAAAGTATATCCATCGGCGTATGCTAATGGTTGGCTAGTAAAAACATATAAAGCCAAAGGCGGAAGGTATCGTATGGGTACTGGACGTAAGAGAAAGTAATGGCAAAACCTAAAGGTGGCCTAAGTAAATGGTTTAAACAAAAATGGGTAGATATTGGAAGACCTAAGAAAAAGGGTAGATATCAACCTTGCGGACGAAAATCTGCAAAAACATCGAGGCGAGGGTACCCAAAATGCGTACCTTTAGCTAGAGCAAATACAATGAGTAAAGCACAGAAGAAGTCTGCAGTACGAAGAAAAAGAGCAAAAGCTCAAGGCGTCGGCGGCAAACCTACTAGAGTGAGGACTTATACAAAAAGAAGGAGAAAATAAATGGAGTGGCTAAAAACCAAATGGACTCAATTTATAAACATCATCACAGGGAAAGATAAGAACTGGGATGGTTCAGTAGACATCAAAGATAAAATGATGGCAGCAGAACAAAAAGCTAAAAGCTAAAATATATTAGCTAAGTCTACAAGGACTAGCAATGGGGAAGAAAAACCTAATTACCGATATACAGAAAACTTTAGCTCTTTCAGAGAGATTAAAGATAGCTGTACTTGAAGAAATAGAATGGGGTAGAACTCTCCAAAAATTATTAAAATTACCGAGAACTAATACTAATACAGTTCTCATTAACAGGCTAATAAGCCAAAGTACTCGTTAGAGTAAGAGGAATATAAAAATGGCACGACAAGGCGGATTTTTAAGCGGACCAAGTATCCACTCAACTTCCAAGCTAAGAAAGCATAAATTAAAAAGAGGTTTAACTCGAGATTTAAATGCAGCGGCAGGAACTTATGTAAACACCAAGTCACCAATGTCCACACCAGGTGGATTCTATGGTGCAGCACCAAAAGCAGTAGGACCAAGATTTGGTAAAACAGTCAATCCTAAAAGAGCAAAGTTTAGTAAGAAAACACCTTCTAAATTACTAACGAGAAGGAGAAGAAGATAATATCTTTAAAAAAATAAATAAACTTATGAAGTCAGGAAGACTTGATAAAGTAGTAAAGAAAACTTTACGAATGAAGAAAAAACATGGCACTAACAAAAGCAGAAAAGGCGAGGCTCAAAAGAGCTGGGCTATCTAGACTTAATAAACCTAAAAGAACACCTAAACACAGAACAAAGAAAGCTGTAGTAGGAGTTAGAGTTGGCGGAAAGGTGAAAATCATCCGCTTTGGTGCACAAGGCATGGGACACAATTACAGTCCTGAAGCTAGAAAAAGCTTTAAAGCCCGACACGGAAAAAATATTGCCAAAGGTAAGTCGTCCGCGGCTTACTGGGCAAATAAAGTATTCTGGGCAGGTAAAGGAGGATCTAAGAAGTTACCTCCGAAATCACAAAAATTCACTAGAGGACTAAAACGTAGAAAATGAGCGCAAAACAAGACGGCAGAAAGTTATGGTTAGAAGAGAACATAACTTACGCTAACAAGTTTCTGAACCAGTTAATGGATGCTTCAGAGAAAAGAAAACTATCTCCTTCCGAAGAGAAGTTAAAACATATATCAGCCTCATACTGCTACTTATATAATATCCTCTTAGATTCAGGTCTACTAGAAGACTCTGATGATTATAACGACATATTCCCACCTGAGACAATACATTGATAGAGATAAGCAGAACAGATATAGAAAGTAATTACTTAATGGATATCCCTTCTGAGGATAGATTTGTAAAGTTACCTATTGAGGGTTATCTAGATCTACTAGGTATTAAACCCAACACTTCCCAAACAGCAATTATAAATGCTATAAACAATCCTAAATATCGTTTTGTTTGTGCAGCTGTTTCTCGTCGTCAAGGAAAAACCTATATCTCAAATATTATAGGACAGTTGGTATGTTTAGTACCTGAAAGTCATGTATTATTAATGTCACCCAATTATTCACTATCCCAAATTTCATTTGATCTACAAAGAAATCTAATCAAACATTTTGATCTAGAAGTTGTAAGAGATAATGCAAAAGATAAAGTTATTGAATTATCCAACAATTCTACTATAAGAATGGGTTCTATTAACCAAGTAGACTCAGTAGTTGGTAGAAGCTATGACTTAATTATATTTGATGAAGCAGCGTTAACAGACGGCAGAGATGCATTCAACGTTGCACTACGTCCCACACTAGACAAACAAAACTCCAAAGCAATATTTATATCTACTCCAAGGGGTAGGAATAACTATTTTGCAGAGTTTTATTACAGAGGACATAGCGAAGAGTTTCCAGAGTGGTGCAGTATAAAAGCTACTTACCATGAGAATCCTCGTGTATCAGAGTCAGACATAGTAGAAGCTCAAAAAACAATGTCTGCAAACGAATTTGCCCAAGAATATATGGCAGACTTTAATGTGTATGAAGGTCAAGTCTGGGCATTTAACCATGAAAAGTGTATAGCAGAATTAAGCGAGTTTGACACTAGTACAATGGATGTGTTTGCAGGTCTTGATGTAGGGTATAAAGATCCTACAGCATTTTGTGTATTCGCCTATGATTGGGATGCCAAAAAGTACTATATACTAGACGAATATATGAACTCAGAAAGGACTACAGAACAGCACGCAGTAGAGATTCGAAAATTAATTCATAAATGGGATATTGACTACATTTATATTGACTCTGCAGCTCAACAAACAAGATATGACTTTGCACAGAATTATGACATTTCTACTATTAATGCCAAAAAATCAGTGCTTGATGGAATTGGTCATGTCGCAGGAATAGTAGACAATGATGATCTTATTGTACATCAAGGGTGTAAAGAAGCTCTTTCTTCTTTAGACCAGTATCAATGGGATCCCAACCCTAATTTAATGAAAGAGAAACCCAAACATAATATGGCATCGCATATGGCTGATGCTATGCGTTATGCCTTATATACATTTGAGACCTCGATTACTACCTTTTAATGATACCTATTGAAAAACAGTTCTTGACACTTGATGTGTATTTTTGGTATAATTCTAATTAAGAGTAGAAAAATGAATTTAAAAAGAGATTTAGTTAAATACGTTAGAGATAAAGCAAAATCACAATATAAAAAATCACCGAACTGTTATATTTGTAATAGTACTAGTGACTTAGATTTTCATCACTTTTACGGGCTTACAGAACTACTAGAAACTTGGATAAAAAAGAAAAAATTAATAATTAACAACGAGCAAGAAATACTAGAGATTCGAGAAGCCTTTATCGATGGACACTACAAAGAACTTTATGAAGATACAGTAACACTTTGCCATAGTCACCATATGAAACTACATTCAGTGTATGGCAAAAGACCCAAATTGATACACGCAGAAAAACAAAAAAGATGGGTCGAGAAACAGAGAGACAAATATGGCATGGTACGATAGATTCTTAGGAAGAAATAGCGAGGAAAAACTAAATCCTGCGCAATACGTCGTTTCTAGAAATGAAGGAATGACTGTTGAATCTCGGGAAGTAGTAACTAATTATAGAAATGCTTATGAACAACTAGAAATTGTTAATCGAGCAGTAAATATGATTGTTGATGATGTTGCTGAAGTACCTTTTGCAGTCGGAGAAAAAGTACTAGGAGCTACTAATATTGTAAAAAATATTCGTAAGTCTAAAGTTGATTTATTACTTAATAAAGAGCCTAACCCTTTTCAAGATGTAAGCGCCTTTAAAAGGAATCTTATAATCGATTTACTTATAGATGGAAACATCTTTATTTACTTTGATGGGGCTCATTTATACCATCTTCCAGCAGATAAAGTTACTATCCATACTGACGATAAAACTTACATAAAAAGATTCTCATATGATAACTCAATAGATTATAGTCCAAGCGAGATTATACATATTAAAGAGAATAGTTTTAACTCCATATATAGAGGAGTACCAAGATTAAAACCTGCTTTCAGGACTATGCAGTTACTAGGAAGCATGAGAGATTTTCAAGACAACTTTTTCAAGAATGGAGCAGTTCCAGGATTAGTCTTAAAATCACCAAACACTCTTTCAGAAAAAATAAAAGAAAGAATGTTACAAGCATGGGTTGCTAGGTACAACCCTAAGTCTGGAGGTAGAAGACCTTTATTTTTAGACGGCGGACTTGAAGTAGAAAACTTGACAGAAATTAACTTTAAAGAGTTAGACTTTCAAGAAGGAATTAAGTCAAATGAAAGAATTATACTAGAAGCTATGGGAATACCACCAATTTTATTAGATGGTGGTAATAATGCAAATATACGACCTAACCATAGACTTTATTATCTAGAAACCGTACTACCAATAGTTAAGAAACTAAATTACGCACTAGAAAGATTTTTTGGTTACTCACTAGCTGAAGATGTAACAGGTATTCCTGCTTTACAACCAGAATTGAGAGACCAGGCAGCATACTATGCTACTCTTGTAAATACAGGCATTTTAAGTGCTAACGAAGCAAGAGAAGCATTAGGAAAAGAACCTGTAGACGGATTTGATGAGCCAAGAGTACCTGCAAATATAGCAGGCTCAGCCGCAAACCCGGAACAAGGCGGTAGACCTGAAGAGGCTGCCCCAAGCGAGGAAGAATAATTATGACAAAAGATATGATAGCAAAATCCGTTTCAGAATATTTCGTTAAAGAAGGCGGCATTTTGAATATAGTAGAATACAAGGGAAAAGGTAAGGATGTTCCAGTTAAGGACTATATTATAAGAAAACATTTCGGTTCTTGGAACAGATTTGTAGCTGTAATAAACAAAAGATACCCTGTAATTATACCAGAAGTAAAAAAAGCACCAGCTAAAAAAGTGGAGAAGAAAGATGTCAAATAAAATTTATCATTGGACTAGTACTTTTAAAGCATTAGGTGAAACAGATGACGGTGGAATAGATATTAAAGGTTCAGCAAGTACAAACGGACTTGACAGAGCTGGAGATATTATTGAAAGTGATGCATGGACAAAAGGTGGATTAGAGAACTTTAAAAACAATCCAATAATTTTATTCAATCACAACTACGACAAACCAATTGGTCGTGCAAAAGATTTAAAAGTTACAGACAATGGCTTAGAAATATCTGCAAAGATATCTAAAGCTGCTGGTGATGTAACACAACTTATTAAAGACGGTGTCCTTGGAGCTTTTTCTGTCGGTTTCAAAGTCAAGGACGCTGATTATATGACTGAAACCGATGGATATAAAATAAAGGACGCAGAGCTTTTTGAAGTTTCTGTAGTATCAGTTCCTTGCAACCAAGGGGCAACCTTTGGCTTAAGCAAGTCATTTGATAGTATGGAACAGTACAATGAGTACAAGCAAACTTTTTACAAGGCTAACCCAGCAGAATCAGCAGACGCTGTTAATGTTGAGCAGCCAAGACGGGAGGAATCCCATAACATGGAGACAAATATGTCAAACGAAAAACAATCTCCTGAAAGCAATTTCGATTTAGATGCTTTTGCAAAGAAAGTAGCTGCTGATACAGCTGCTGAAATCGCAATGAAGCAAGCTGAGTCAAAAGCTGCTGAACAGAAGGCTGCAGAAGAAGCTGCTCAAAAAGCAACTGATGAAGCTGAAGTTCTAAAAGCTAACGAAAAAGCCGATCAGGAAAAAACTAAAACTATAGTTGAAGCTGGATTAACAGGAGCCGAAAAGCTCATGAATGATGTTGAATCTAGAGTTAATGATAACTATTCTAACTTAGAGTCAGTTGTTAAAAATCTAGAAGCACAACTAGCTGAAAAATCATCAGAAATCATGAGTATTAGAGAGTCTAAAAGACATTTCTCTGATAGAAGTGGTACTGGTAACTGGAAAAAAGAATTTGAATCAGATATTCTTGATGCAAAATTTGCTGGTCTAGCGACTGGTAAAGGTTGGAACAGTGATATGTCAAAATCTTTAATGGAAAAAGTTAACACTCATTCAGGTGTTCAAGTTTCTACAGGTGATTTTGAACAAATCGTTTCAACTAACATCGAAAGAGACATCCAGAATGAATTAGTATTAGCACCTCTATTTAGAGAGATTGCAATGAATTCTGCAAACATGATAATACCAATCTTACCAGATAGTGGTTACGCTGAATTTACTTCAGGGTCTGCTGTAGCAAATGACAACTTAGATATGAGGTCTGCTGCTTATGGTGCCGATGCTGGTGTTACTATGCAAGAAAGAATTCTTTCAACTAAGAAACTTATCTCTCAATCATTCTTAGGTAATGAAACTGAAGAAGATGCAATCTTACCGATTCTTCCTTTAATTAGAGAGTCTATGGTTAGATCACACGCTAGAGCAATTGAAAATGCTATTTTAGCTGGTGACGATGCTGAGGGTGCTTTTGGTACTAGTGGAGCTTCTTTCGAAGGTTTACTACACTTAGCAAGAAACGATTCAGACTTTACTGCATCAACTACTGCTTTTGCAAGTGATACAGTTACAGCTTTGGATTTACTAGCTATGAGAAAAAATATGGGCAAATATGGTGTTAATCCATCAGAAGTTGTTTATATAGTTTCACAAAGAACTTACTATGAACTACTAGAAGATCCTGAGTTCCAAGACGCACAACTTGTTGGCGACATGGCTACTAAACTTTCTGGTGAAATTGGTCAAGTATTCGGTTCAAGAGTACTATTATGTGACGAATTTGCTACACCAGCAGTTTCTAAGTTCGGTGCTATTGCTGTTAACCCAAGCAACTATGTATTACCTAGACTAAGAGGTGTTACAGTTGAGTCTGATTACGAAGTAATCAACCAAAGAAGAGTTCTTGTGGCTTCACAAAGAATCGGATTTACCGATCTTATTGATGGCGCAACTTCTAAGTGGGCTTACCAGTATAAAAACGCGTAAGAATTAATTCTTAACAGGAAATGGTTTTTGGGAGTGTACCTAACACTCCCACTTTTTAATTATGGCAGATTTAATAACATTACAAGAATATAAAAACGCGGAGGGTCTTACAGGAAATAAAGATGACCAGCGTCTTGCTATATTAGTGCCACAAGTTAGCGACCTAGCAAAGAAATATTGCGGGACAAGTTTTATAGATTATTACAGTACAGATAAGGTAGAATACTTTAACATAAATGACCCTTACACAAGTAATGTAATATTGAGCGAATGTCCAGTAGTGACAATCGACGAAGTAGCAGAAAGGACAGCGTATTCAGAGTCTTACACTGCTTTAACAACTGCAAAATATGAATATTATTTTGATTCTACAGCAGATTCAATTAAGAGAACAAGTGATAGCGGAAGAGAAAAGAATTTTCCAGTTGGTGTAGGTGCCGTGAAAGTAACCTACAATGCGGGGTACAGTGCGACTCCAAAAGATTTAAAATTAGCACTCTTTGATTTAGTAAATTACTATTTAAGAGATGAACATAAAGAAAGAAGATCTATAGCAGGTGCTACATTACAGAATCAAGGAACATCTGGACTTACGTCAAGTACAGACTTCCCTGATCATATTAAGAGAGTATTAGATTTATATAGAGTAATTATATAATGTCTTCACCAGCATTAAGTAAGTTTTTACAAAAGCATATTGTTCCAGGGCTAACGGCGACAGCAACAAGAACAAAAGGAAAGGAAGGAACTAGAGTTGACGTAGAAAACTATCCTGGACAGATACTTAGATTTGATGTAGACTTACATGCAAAAGTATTAAAAGGAATGCATGATAAAGGAGAGTTTGCAAACAAAGACGGAATAGTTTTAGATAAGAAATATTTTACAGATTTACTTATAAAGTTTTGCAAAGAGTTTGCAGACGACGAAGAACCAAAAGCAGCTAAGTATAGTAAAGAATTAAAAAGTGGTGTTTCAAGAGGTACAGTAGTTAAACTAAGTAAAGAAGATTTTCAATACTTAGAAAACCTAAAAAAACAGCATCATGGCGGTAAATACTACGCAATTATAGTAAGAAGTTACAATCATTCCAAAGTATTTTATACGCAAGGTAAAGCTGGTAGTACCCATAACTTACATAGAAAACTAACTGGGTGGGAAGAAAACTATTTAGGCAAGCCACAAACGCCTGCCAAGCAATTTTCAACTGACAATAAAGCGGGGATTATTGGAGTTTTCGCAGAAGGCGGAAAATACGAAAATAGATTTGCAGGAGGGTTCAACCAAGAAATAGGACACGGGCACGAAGAAGGCGGAAAACAGGAAGGAGTAGCTTCTTCAGGTTATTCCACAATGAGGTCATATTCAAATCTTCTAGCCAGTAAAGAGTTTCAAAATGCTGACCAAAAAGTTAAAGACAAGATAATAAAGTCTTATAGTAAAGCCTTTAAAGAATATGGTGTAAGGTTAGAGCAAGCTGCAAATATGGATCAAAAGCAGTTTTTAAAAGGATTTGATCTAATACTTACTACTCAAGATGCAACTGAAAATAGAGAACTAAAAAATACAGAAACAGATGCTATAACTTTATTAAAAAATGAGATGGCGGATCAGGTAGAAAACTTAGAAAGTTCATTAAGTTTAAATCAAATGATTAATCATTTTTTAATGTCAAGTTTTCAAGGTAATAAGTATGTTAAGTTAAATCAGAAGTACAAGGAAAAGTATAGATCAAAGTCAAAAAGTAAATCTGTACCTTTAAAGCTTTCGTACCAAAAAGTAACTCCAATAATAACCAGTGGAGTAGAACTTAGTAAAAAGCATATAGCAAGAAAAAGTTTACAAAAAAGAGGAACAAGACAAAAATCCTCAAACAGATTAAATCCTCTTGCTATGATAAACATGATAAATAAGAAGTTACCAGGAGAAGTCGAAAAGAATATGGGACTTCCAGGACTAGAGAGTAGAACAGGAAGATTCGCTTCTAGTGCCAAAGTAGTAAACTTTACAGAAGGAAAGAAAGGAACACCTACTTTAGACTATACTTATCAAAAGAATCCTTATCAAGTATTTGAAGAAGGGGAAAGAGGAAGAAACGGATGGGCTTCCACAAATAGAGACCCTCGAAGAGTGATAGATAGATCTATCCGAGAGGTAGCAAAAGATTTAGCACTAGCAAGATTTAATACTAGGAGAATATAATGGCAGAACGAGATTATACTACAAGACGAAGCGCCATCGTAAATGCTCTAGTAAACAAAATAGCACTTGTAGATGGGGCAGGACAATACCAAACCTCCATCGCAAATGTAGAACCCAGAATTAAGTTTTGGGACGAAGTAGATGATTTTCCTTCTGTGCATGTAAGTGCAGGTGGGGAAGCAAGAGAATATTTAGGGGCTGGTATTAAGCATAGATTCTTAACTATAACACTAAGATGTTACGTTAACGAGGAAGACGCTGTAACAGCATTAGAAAAATTATTAGAGGACGTGGAAACCGTAATAGAAACCAATAATCCTTTAGTTTATACAACTTTAGCAGGAGATCAAGAAGCAATACAGACAACTGTAGTAAGTATTGATACTGATGAAGGAGTTTTAGAACCATTGGGCATTGGAGAAATAGTTATCCA